GTATCCCGTATATGCACCCATTTGGTGCAAGAACTCCACCAGCCCATTTGTTTGTACCGGCAAGATTGCCGAACGTGCTCACGCTGTCATCCGAGGTATCTATTTTGAGAACTGAGGCTGAGTTATAGGGTATCCCGTATATGCACCCATTTGGTGCAAGAACTCCACTAAACCATTTTGCTCCACCGGGAAGATTGCCGAACGTGCTCACGCTGTCATCCGAGGTATCTATTTTGAGAACTGAGGCTGAGTTATAGGGTATCCCGTATATGCACCCATTTGGTGCAAGAACTCCACCATACCATTTTGCTCCACCGGGAAGATTGCCGAACGTGCTCACGCTGTCATCCGAGGTATCTATCTTGAGAATCGTCGTGGAGGCAAACGGTATCCCGTATATGCACCCATTTGGTGCAAGAACTCCACCAACCCATTTGTTTGTACCGGCAAGATTGCCGAACGTGCTAACGCTGTCATCCGAGGTATCTATTTTGAGAACTGAGGCTAAAGTATAGGGTATCCCGTATATGCACCCATTTGGTGCAAGAACTCCACCAGCCCATTTGTTTGTACCGGCAAGATTGCCGAACGTGCTAACGCTGTCATCCGAGGTATCTATTTTGAGAATCGTCGTGGAGACACGAGGTATCCCGTATATGCACCCATTTGGTGCAAGAACTCCACTAAACCATTTTGCTCCACCGGGAAGATTGCCGAACGTGCTCACGCTGTCATCCGAGGTATCTATCTTAAGTACTGGGGCTAAAGTATAGGGTATCCCGTATATGCACCCATTTGGTGCAAGAACTCCACCAACCCATTTGTTTGTACCGGCAAGATTGCCGAACGTGCTAACGCTGTCATCCGAGGTACCTCCTGAGGAATCATAATCTGATTGATAATCCGAAGGGTCATACCTAACCCAATCACCATCTCTCCCAATATCCTCCAATCGTTCTATAATCCACTTATCATTATGAGAATACAGGTAAGCATTAAATGATTTCAAAGCCTTGTTTACCGCATCATACACGTTATCATAATCAAACGAACTGGAATAAAATACACTGTTTTGAACACATACTTGCGTGAGAAAAGAATCTCCCGGTGTATCAAACATGGAATCTTCAAACAACGTGGAATTAACATACAGTGAAAAATCAAAATCTGTTGCTATCAATATACTTTGTATTACTGACATTAAATTTGATACACCTCCCATAGGCTGAAGAGTAGAAGGATATTGTCCTTCGGAACGATGAAGATAATCCGTGAATTTTACAGTGATTATAGCATAAGGTAAAAGTTGACGTTCATTCAAATCACAAAGGGAATACCCACGAAACGCTACCTCTCCATCATATATAATAACACATTCAAATTCCCTTTCATAAGATAATAATAAATCCTCCAAAAACGTCATATCATTGCTATTGGCCACTATACTTATTTCTGCTCCCTTGCCTATGATTGAGGTGTCATCATCAACAAAATTACTTTCTATTAGCACGGAAGATGTTCTCACGTTTATTACATTTCCCGTGAAATCTCTTTTGCTAATTTGCACTTCAACCTTTTTCTTAAAAGGAGGAGTATTGTAAAATTCAGATAAGTATTTCAGTCCGTAAGCCATGATTAATAAATACTACTTTTCTTATATTTCTTTTTTAATATACCCACGAGAGTTTCCCCTTCAATTACAAACCTTACTTGAGATTCTTCCTCATTACGTTCTATTCGAAAATAATCTTGGGAAAGTTTCTTTGGTATCACAGTTTCACCACTGGAAAGTAGTGCTGGGAAAGTATCATTAGGAAATCCTTCAGGAACTACGCCTCCCGTGGCCATACGAGTGGCACGAGCTTGACTACGGGCACGTGACATTAATGCCAAAGCACTCATTACCGCCCCAACAGCCAACGTTATGGCTATAAGATTGTATGGAAAAGGCATTTTAGCTCCCTGTTTGGTGGCACTTGCCACTGCCCCGGATGCTTCTGCCCCGGCTTCTCCTATGGCTGCTTGTTCTGCTATTTTAGCATTTTTAGCTCCTTCTATAATAGTATCATTTTTTGCTTTTTCTGTTTTAGTAAGTTTGTTTAAAAGACTTGTATAACCAAAAACAGAAGAATTTAATTTAGTGTATTTGCTTATTGTTTCATCCAACGTTTCTGAAGGGGGAAGGTATTGGCTCAAGTCAGGGCCTTGTTTTCGAGAATCGTTAATGAAATCCATAATACTGGTTCCTATTCCACTTGTTGTTTTGACAGCACCAACCCCGGTTAATTCTTTTACAATATCTCCAAAAGTAAGTTTCCATACTTTACCCAATTCCATTGTTCCCGTTGTGCTATCTTTAACCAATGTTTGGTAAAGAATCATTTTTGCCAGGAACTTTAACATTTCCTTGGTTAAATCTCCTAGTATATTCTTGAAAACCTGACCCCAATCCTCCGTTCCACTTACCATGTTATCTATCAAGCTATCAAAGGAATTTTCCAAGAAATTTAACCCCATTTGAGCAAATTTTAAATCTTGTAGTTGTTTAGCTGTGATCTTAAACGCTTCTTCCCCGACCGGGCCTAACTTGGATAAATATTCCAATCGTTTTTGTAGTGCAGAAATTCTACCTGCCAATAGTTCAGCCCCGGTTGCTCCCCAATGAAAATGACGATTCATATCTTCAAGGAACTTTAGATTTTCCCATTCCTGTAAATCTACCAGTGCACCTTCTAAAGCCTGGATGTTACGAACAGCCCGTTGAATTTGTTCTTTTGGTACAAATTCATTGGATAATTGTTTCTTTAGCATATCACGTAGTAATCGTCTTTGTGCTTGAAGGGCATAATTTAATACTTCCACTTTCCCGGATATATTCCCAAAAGCATCTGCTTCAGCGTTTAATAAATTAATAGTTTTAATATCCGTAATGGCTTCTATGACTCGTTGAGTATCACCGATCAAACCTACCAAGCGTTTAACTTCCTGTTCATCTAAAAAGGTAATCTTGGATAGATCTTTTTTACTTAATTTATCCAATAATTCATCCAGGGATTTCTTATATACTTGTAATTTTTCTGATTCTGCATCATATGAATCCCCTAATAAGAATTTTTTCATATCTATGGCAGCCAGTTCTGCTCTCATGTCCGTTAACAGCTTGTTTGTGTCACTGGCTACTTCTTTCCATTTATTCCAATCATCTATTATTTCCTTGACCCAAGGAATTTTAGGAGAAAGTTCATCTATTTCTGATATACGTTTTACAATACCATCGTAAAGACTGGCAAATTGCTGGGCTTTTTCCATTTCTGTTCCACCACCCCATTCAAACATTTTTTCAATGCTTTTTCTTCCCGCTTCAAGGTCTTTTTGTATTTTAAGTATCTCTTCACTTTGCTGTAAACGTTTTTGAGCATACTGTTCCTGTTTTTCAAAAAGTTTTAATTGATATAAAATGGATTTTTTAACCTTTTCATAATAGTTTAAATTACTTTCAGCAGCTGTTTTATCATATGAACTTTCCTTATTGTACTTTGCTATTTTAACATTAGCTTCATCTATTTCTTTTTGTAAATCACGAATCCAAGCTTTATTTTTTTCTAGATTAGGATTATTTCTGTTTCTAATAGTCCAAATTACATCTTCCTTCTCCCAAATTTCCTGTTTTAATTTTGAAATTTTTTCTTCATTTTTTATTTCTCCTTCCTGTATTGTTCTTAAACGATTAAGTTTGTCTTTTTCTGCCATTATTCTTTGTTCCACCATAGAAAGAGTTTCTCTTAACTCTTCTTGAGATAAATCTTTTAATGTACTAACATACTTATTAGTTCCTTCAATTTGTTTATAAAGAACATTGCCTATTTTAGTATCCAGTTCCATTTCAGGTGTAGTAAATGACAAAGCATCTTCCAACTCTTTCATTTCTTTTTTCATTTCCCTTATCTTTTTCGTCATCAAAACAATCCCGGTTGTTAATGCCGTTATTATTATTCCAAAAGGATTTGTAACAAAGAAAAGAACTATCGTTTTCAACGATTTTCCCAGTAATAAAAGTTGTGCTGTCCATGAAACCGTTGCTGCTTCAGCTGCTACCGTTGCAACGCTCATCCCGGTAATTACTTTAGAAAATCCTACCAATGCCCCGGTTACACCATTCAAAGTATTTACCATGAATAACAACGTGTATCCAAAAGCACTCAATAAAAGAGCCGCTGGCCCGACTGCTGCTATAATCATAGTCCATTTTATCACGTTTTTCCGTTGCTCTTCCGATAAATTATCAAACCATTCGGAAACTTTACTTATTACATTAACCACTTTTTCTAATAAAGGAAGTAAAACTTCAGCAACATGCTTTCCTAAATTTATCATAGAAATACGCATTTTGGACAATGCTTTATCATACCTTATCCTGATAGTTTCCGCAACTGCTGCAAAAGCTTCACTTAATGCCCCGGTAGAATCAGTAATCTCTTTCATTATCTCGGAATTATACTGCATGTTTTTTCCTGATAAAGAAAGCACTCCAAGCATAGCCCTTATATTGGGAAATACTTTACTGACTAATGTTTCTCCATAACCTTCCGTTAACTCGTTTAATTTTTCCATCAAAGCCATGATTCCTTGTTCACGGAGAATGGTACGGAGGTCTTCATAACTGATTTTCATCATACCTAAAGCCTCCGTTGCTTCATCCATGGCTACCACTCCCTGTTTAGTTTCTTTCATTAGAACATTAAATACTCCCCGGAGATAGGTAGCGGCTTGGGCAGAAGTTGAACCTGTCAATGTTATTGCAGCCATTGCCCCGGCTACCTGATCAATAGACACACCAAGATTGGCAGCCAGTGGTGTGATAGAACCCATTGCTGCTGCAAACCCGGAAGCTTCTGCTTTTCCTTCCCTGACCGCCGCAACGAGAACGTCTGTTGCATAGGCTGCTGTAAGACCTGTCCCACGGTAAGCATTCAAGACAGAAGTCAAATAATCAGCCATGTCCTGTGTATCACCTAAACCTGCTGCTGCTGCTTTAGCAGATTTTTCCAAAACATCTAATGCCTGGGCCCCGTGAATACCTGACGATGCTATAAAATAAATACCCTCGGCCAGTTCCTGGGGCCCCCTGCCTAATTCTACGGACATTTTTTGAATATCCTTATTCCATTGGTTCACAACGTTTTGTGCTGTTCCGGTAAGTCCAACAATTTTTTGCATAGAATATTCATATTCCGTTGCCATTTTTGCAACGGACTTACCGGCCATTGTCATAGGTGCAGTAAAAGTAGCTGAAAATAGATAACCAACAGTTCTTATGCGTTGAGAAACTAAGCCAAGATAAGCTTCAGTTTTTTTAGAAAACAATCGAAAAGGTTCATCACTCTTGGAAACTTCATCTTTTACACCTTTTAGCTTTGATTTAGTTTTCTCGGCTTCATCAGAAATCCTTTTAAGCATACCAATTATAGTATCTTGGGTGGCTTGTATATTGTCTAACTTGACACCCAGCGTTGCATACATAGAACCTAAATTAGCCATCTTTACCTGGTTTTTCTATTACTTCCTTTGAAGCTTTCTTAAGCCTCGTTCTTGTTTTCTCTATCTTTTTATTTTGTGAAGAAGCCATAGACAAAAGGATATTTTTCATTTCTTCCACACTTTGTTTTCCTTTACCTTCATCTGTTTCATCCCCACCCCAATTAGGCATGTAATCTGTAATTTCACGATGTTTCGTACCTTTCTTACCATGAATATCAACTGCTAAATTGAAAATAGTAGTTGCCAGAATTGCCATATATATATCCTGACGTTCATCTCCAATAGGGTCTAAAAAATTAAAAGCTTCCCATTCAGCAATTTGATAAGAGTTCAATTGATCCAGTAAATAATCCGGATGCGTTATTCCTAATCGAGCACAGAGTTTGAAGAGAAACCGCCTTCCTGGGCGGCTTCGTAGTTTTTTATAATTTCCTCCTTGTCCTTTTCCCCTATACCGTTTATACTTTGAGCAACATCAATGATTTTTTCCAGCTTGGCAGCACTTATATTAGTGCTTAAAACTAAATAATCATCACGTTTGAAAAGTAAAACACCTTCCGAATCACAAACAGTCTGAACAGCTAATTTAGCACGGAAATCCTCCGTGGCCTGTTCCACGGCAATAATGTTTCCCTTATTATCCCTTTTCTTGCGAAGCATGGACTGTTCAAAACCATCACGTTCATGCCCTGTCATTTGACGTACATAAACCACTGTACCATCACCAAGATCAACTTCAACGATTTTAAGATCATCTCGTTTCAGTAAATCTTCCCTTGTCAAAACTCTTTTCTTTTCCATTTTGATTATTGTTTAAAAGTAAAAATTCCATGATTAGGATAAATTAGTTTGTTTTCGATTAAATTTAATCAGTACCTGAATTAATAACTACCTGACCACTAACTTTTATAGTTACGTCAGCAGTGATTTTATCATCAGTTGGAATATTCAAAGGTAATTCTGTTACCAACCCAAGAAATTCAACCGATGTAACATCAACATCCGGTAGTACAATTTCATAGTCCTGTTCTTCATCATCCTCAAAATCCTGCTTCATAAGAGCATATGTTGCCCTTGTAAAGTTCATATTGAGGGTAACAGTTCCACCATCCCTAAACCCGGCAATAAATTCTCTGTATCCTCCTGTTGAATCCAGGGATGTTACATCAATAAAATCCCTGGTCATACCGGGGCCTGTTATTGAATTTACTTCTGCCAGTGGAAGTCCATTTCGCAAAAATCTGGTTCCCACACCAGCAACTGCATTACTTGCCATACTTTTTTACTCCTTTCTTTGAAGATTAAAATTAACAATAAAACGTGCTCTGTTCCTATCATCCCAATCCGTTAGTGAAGGACTATTGATTGCTCTGATAAGTTCATATGTAGTACCGTTCCATGTTTCATGTGCCCGGCCATGGAGCAGTCTATATATTTCATCAATTAAATTATATCCCTTTTGATAATCCCTTGAACGCACTTTGATTTGTATGGACGGACGATGATAAACCTTCCCATCCATTGTTAAATCCGGCATACCACTGTACGTGTCATAAATCACCACGACATCATCCGGTTGAATCGTTTCTTTTCCTATAAACAAATTCTTTCCTAACGTGAGGTTTAAACCACTTTCCGCCAAAAGCATATCTTTTATATCTTCACTCGGTGAGTTCATGGTTTCAGTTTAGAATTTTCCCTTATTATTTCAAACATTTTATCCTGATTATTTTTCAAGTGTATTTCGAAAAAACCCGGCCCCGATAAACGGCGTTTCCAATTTACACTTGGATCCCATTTCTCATGCACGTACCTCGCATAATTAGCACTGAAACCGAAAACAGCTACCGGACCTCCCAGCACGTTAGACAAGGCTTTTGACATGGACATAGTTTCCATTAAAGTTGATACATGGTTAGCTGCTATTTCCCCCGCTTTAGGGCCTTTAAAGTTTACCGTGGCTCCTTCCGGTGTATGTGTTTTACCCCCTTCCCGGTAAATCTTCACATTACTGCTAGTTACAAAAAAACTTTGTCTTAAATTACCATAATCCACCGGTATTTTTGGGTAGCTCTTGTCCATTTCCTGTCTTACATAAGAAATAGCTTTCAAAATACCTTTCATTGAAGCTTCCGGTAATTCTTTTTGCATTCTCCGGTTTAAATTATTAATCACCCTGTCAACACCCTCAATGTTGCTTCTCGGAACTCCTAATATGTCTTTAACTGGCCAACTCATATCATTACCTGTATTGCCATTGTGATAAATAAGCTTTGTACATAAAAATATCCGTGGAACCTAATGCCGGAACTCTTTCAAATTGCCGTATACGGTGAACATTAATATTTCCCAAAGGGTTTGTAAAATCCTCCGGGTTTAAATCCGCCAACGTTCCCCAAAATAAACACCCATCCTTATCCAATCTCTGTAAAACATAAACAAAACCTACACATTCAAACACCTCAGCCTTTCCTTCCCAATCCCTTAATACCTGTACCTTTTCCTCCCAACGTACCCCATTACCGGGAGGAGCAAGTTCCACCGGGGTATCAAACGTCTTATTACCATAACCATCATCTACCGGATTCCCCCAATACACGGCAGTTTCTACACATTTCCTTGCTATAAAATCTGCTATACTCATCTTTTTTCGTATTGAGGTATTGCAAAAATGCTTGCTTTCCTTTTATCCGCGGCAGCCAACTCCCCACTGGTATCCATTGCCATAAGCATTTGTCCATATGGTGTGCTGTTTAACCCCATACCAAACTTGCCTATATATTCTACTTTTGCATCACCAACCTGTTCCTTGGAAGCTATACGAAAACGTGTACTGGCTATCATATGAGCTGCTAACCAGCGTTCCATTTCCTTGTAAATATTAGTATCATCCACTGCACTGCTATCCGGTTGTTCAACGGGTATCGTGATACCAAAAATAGAATTAAGAAGCACGTGGGCAGATTGTATATACACCTGAACAATCCCCACATCTAATGTGCAACCATCCATTATTTCCAAAACTTCATCCGGAGTTACCCTTTCCATAGTCTTTCCTCCTGCTTTTATTTAATAAAGGATCAATCATTTCAATTATTTTTGGATTCCAACGCAAACCCACCCAATCCAACATTTCATAAATTTGACCGTAATCTCCAGTAACCATGCGTTCAGGCCAAATTACTTTAGCATTAACACCAGCTTCAAGCATTTCAACAAACTTCTTTTCATATTGATGAATCCACCATTTCCAACCTTCTTCCTGTGTAGATACCCCAATTTTTTCTAAATTGTTTTCCTGCTTGAATAAAGACATGTAAGCCGTTTTCACGCAAGATTGAACGACATCCCCGGTACGACGTCTCACAATAATCCATTTAGCATCTGGATAAGCATAATTCCACACGGGCCACATTTGTGCTATTCCGCTATACTTAAAAAACCAAGCTCCTCCTTTTTTAAAACATTCACAACCGTACAAAATACTATCAACTCTTTGTTTCCAATCCACCGGAATACTCAATGTCCGGGTTTCAGGTATAAACATATCATGTTGTATATTTGCTTCCAATAAATACGTATCACATAAATTTTTCATTTCTATGTTTTCATACATGGAAGTGGTCGTACCCTTAAAAGCCCCACACATATCAAATATCCGGGCAATCAACGTGCTACCAGAACGTTCCGCACCTGTAATGAATATTGCTTGCTCTTTCATAGGTAAAACATATAATCATTACCAATCCATTCTTTTAACGTAACCATACGATCTTCTTTCTTTAAAGAAAGCATTTGCGTATGTCCTATTCCAATCCCAGGTCTTCCGGGCAATCCTTTTATACCTATGGCTAAATCAATACCTGAAAATAATTTAATTTTGTTTTTTTCAGGATATTCCCGGAATACTTCTATGTCTATAAAACGAGGAGCATTTTCACAAGTTTTTTCCAATGCTTTTAATCCTTCCTGACTAAAGGCTACCTGGAATAAACTGGCATGTTCCCTGTTCCGATGACGTTTCCAAGTTCGTGTCAAAACGTTATAATAAACCGTGTAACACTCTCCTATCAAATCATAAGGGGGAACACAACGTTTCATCATTTCTTCCAAATAACAAGGCTTGTAATAATCATCATCTTCTATGATAAACGTGTATTCTGGTTCATATCGTTTAACAACTTCTATACCCGCAAGAAGATTTCGCGCTTGGGTATTTTGTCCTTTTTCCCACGATGGTTTAGGATATACTTTAACTATCTTCCACCGGGAATGAAAATTTTCCTTAATAAAATCCGTGGTCGTAGGTTTACAATCATCTACCACGACCCATAATACCTTACCAGTGTATGTCTGTTTAGACATCCATTTGGCACAAAGCTGGATTTGTTTTGCCCGTGCCCCGGTAGGTGTAATCAATGCTATCATTTTATAGTATCATTAACTGTTGTCATATAAAAGTTCTTTCAAACTAAATTTTGGAAATACCGTTATCACACTATCTGGACTTGCATTTAAAATTTCCACGCCCATACGCTCGGCACTTCTTGCCAGTTCCGGAAAACTACGCAAGTGTCTCGTGTATGGTTGATTGTGCGTTATTACCCTACCTTTCATTCGTTTTGGTAAAACTTCCGAAACAGGAACAACAGGTGGTATTTTATATAAATTATGCCAATGTCTGTTTCCTTCTTCATTCATCTTCATATCAAACCCAAGCAAAATTATACGTTTTGCTCCTAAATGTACAGCAAGATTAATCGCTGAAGCACCGCTGTTTGAATTCCAAGATATACAATTTCGTTTAGGACTTATACCAAGAGGATTTGCTATATCATGTTGCAGGTATTTAACCCATGGAACGTTTTCCGTGCTTGGTGAACTTGATACTTTTAATTTAGGCCAACGAGCTAAATTTTGTCTATGTTCACGAAAAAATTTACCATCTCCAAAAAACACCATATCAATCCAAGTACCAATCAAATACGCAACATTGATTCCTATAACATGACAGTTATGAATATCCTTCATGTACGAGGAATAGACACTTGGTGGCAATTCCTGTTTCCTTACTTTTTCAACTACATCGTTAGGAATACCAAACTGCATGGTGACGGATGGCCCACCACCAAGTATCCAAACATCATCCCCTTCCCATATGGGTGGAACAGTCCATCTCATTCTTCAAGAGATTCTTTAAATTCTTCTGCCTCTTCCAGACGTAATGCTTTAGCATTCATCTTTTTTCCTTCAGCATCAAATAAATCATACCATGGACTTGTTTCGTTCCGTCTTACAATATTGTAAACAGGTTTTTCCACAACCTCTTCCACAGGTAATTCTTGTGAAGGTTCTGACATGCGTCTTGTTCTCCTTTTTAAAGAAGTTTCAACAGGAACTTCCTCTTTCAAATCTTCTGGTACGAGAGGTACAATAGCATCCCTAAATTCCACGGGAATTTCATCGGGATGAGCCCAAAAAACTTGACCCGGCTTGATTATACGATTAGGTAAACGGAAAAATCCTTTTCCAAGTTTTTTCCATTGAATCCTGCCTTCACCCGGTTTATCAACTGATATTCTTTTCATTTCTATAAATTTTTAATGTTTGTATTTTTTAAAGAAAATGACTTGATTAGTCAATCCTTCCTATGCAGCAGCAATGTGAATAACACCACTACGACCTTCAGCATCAGAACGAATCTGAGGAACTTGGATTGCCAATACTTTGTATTTGGTAATAAATCTACCTTCCTGATCCCATTCAATGTTTTGCAGACCCATCCCATTGATAATACGTATAACGTTACTGGTAAGCTGTACCATCACAATATTATTATCCGGGAGTTTATCATTGACTTTTATGAATTCAATGTTATCTATCTGCATAATTCTCTGGCGAACAGTTATTGTAGCATTGGTATCAGGTGTACTACCAACATAGTCCTCATCAAGCTTGGTTTCGTAAGCAGTCGGGATATATATCCCATACTTACCATAATGACGGTTGTTAATCATTACCTGTTTCCAGGCTATAATTTCATCAACTATGTCCTTACCGGTCTTGCTTGAGTCATCCCACGGGGTTTGAAGTATCAACGTGTTACGATCCGGATGATTCAGAAAACTATAAATAGTATTCCGACCATGAGAATCCTTACCACCATAGCTATACGTTACATTGGTGAAAAGCATTTCTTCAATCTTTTCCTTAACTGACCGTGCAGCCCTTTCAGCCATTACCGTGTCAATAGGATTGCCCATATTACGAGAAGTTTCGAGTTCCCTCAAATTGATTTCGTAATCCACGTGAACTATCGGGATAGGCAGGTAATTGAAACTGTAATCAGGTCGATTACTTTGCCCACGGGTTATCCCATCCATCGTCAGGCTTGCAGTTAATTCACTGGTCACGTCATGATACTCCAAAACGGTTGTACCCATGGCATTTCCAAGATTGAAAACCAATCCCCTGGCAATCAAATCATCAACAGCCCCTATTCTCTGTTCCGCCACACCAATTACAGCATCATCCAACTGTTTCCATTCATCCCTGCGAAGGGTTGCATTGGTGTTATAAGCTGGAACAACAGCGTAATTCTCCTGGTCTTTTGCATCACCTCCTTTAAATACGGTAATATAAGCTCTGCCATCTTTACCGATAAAAGGACGCATCCTGTTGGGGTCAAGTCTTCCCTGCTTCATCATATGAGAAGCTAATTCACCCTGTACCCCATTTCTTCCTATCAAATCAACAGGCATTGTATTTTCCTCCTTTCTTTAAAAAATTTTAACTTTTATTCTCTTATTGTATCCTAATGGAGCAACAGAAGATTCAGCACCACTTGAATCTGAAAGATCAAGTGCTTCTAAGGCAACTGCTATGGCACCATTTCCAGACGTGAAAGCCCGTAACATACCAGCACCATTGGATTCAAGAAAAGTACCAACAGTCACGTTAGCACCATCTTCAAGTATAGCATACACTTCATCACCACGAGTAGGTATCCATACGTTTACCTGATCTCCGGTGGAATAAGGATCATCTATACCTTTTCCCTGAAGTGCATCTTCAAGAGCAAACATCGGTAAGCAAGCCTGTGCCGGGGCATCATCATTGTGAGCCCTTACAGTATTTGCACCGGAAAACGCTAAAAGCATACCCGGATAAATTGTTCCGGCAGCTTTATACTCCTCAAATACATTAAGGTAGTTTTTCAATTTAATAGTATTAGAAGCCATTTTCTACCTCCTTTCACTTCTTTTCAAATTTAATTCCCGTGGGTGCTAAAGGTTCTTCACCTGAAGCATTAAGATCAAATCCACCACCACCGCCATACAATGCATAGCTCACGGGCTCTTCTTTCTTCAATAAACCAGCCATCTTCAAGAGGGCTGCATCAGACATCGCGTTAAGTTCTTCATCCTTCCATGTTCCTTCACCGGAATTGGCCTGGATGGCAGCGATATTAGCACGTCTTTGTTCCTGCTTCTGAAGTTTGATGTAATCTATGATCTCACGATCTTCAGCAGAAAGAACATTCACTTCCTTTTCCTTCACAACTTCTTTTTCAACCACTTTTGGGGTTAGTTTATCAAGTTGTTCTTCAGATAAAGTTTCCAACCACTCCCTGTCAGTTTCAGCAAAATTACCGTCTTTGTTGGCAATAAGAGCATCAACTTTCGTTTTTACACAAGGAGTGCAAGTGTCTTTGTTGTCTTTTGACATGTTTTTATCCTCCTTATTAATATTAACATTTCTGGTTCTTCTCATGCCTGAACCTTGGACAAGTACATATTCAACTTTACGTTGAACTTGCTGGGGATTGCCTGTAAGTTCAAATGTACCATTTTCAAACTTATAACCCTGCTTATAGAACTTGACACCACCTAAACGTTGATGAGTCTTGTAAACAATATAATCATCAAACACTTCTTCAAGAAAATGTATGACATCTTCACTGTCCATAGTATCCATCTTTGATCGGGCAGCATCAACCAATTCCCTGTAACCAGAATCAGCATTTACACTAATTTGATCAGCAAAGAATGTTTTTAAGCTCTGAAAAAATTCATTTTCGTTCACATCTTTTCCTCCTTTCTTTTTATTGACACGTATTCCACACCCATCCTCAACAGAACAAGCCCCTCTCCCTCCGGGCAGTAAGGCAAGGTGATCTGGTCTGTGATTATGTGCTATTCCTATATAATGTTCGTCGTTCCATTCTCCTTCTTGTTCTTCTTCATCTGTAAATACCCCGACACTGACTTCCACAGGTTCAGTTTTTTGTAATGCTGCCAGAACTGTTGGACTGGATTGACGTAATCTATCTTCATTTAACCATACTTCTGCTTTTAACTTTTTACCATCCACGTGTGTATTAAACACTATCCCGATAACCTTGTTTTCCATAATTTCTGGTGAATTAGCAGAAACATTTCGTCCATCCTCCGTGGGATGATCTATGATAACAGGCCTGCCATTCCAAGCATCAGGAAACCTTCCTAATTCCTCTATGCTATGAAAAAGAGGCCCCCGGCTTCCATTATGAACACCTTCCACCATCATTACAACAGGAACAACTAAATGCATCACTCCCTGGTAATTTTCCTGTCGTACAGTATAAGTTATATCCTGTTGTACTTCATAAGTGGAATAAAATCCTTTATTTTCGTTACTTTCGTTAACAGATCGTTTAGTCCGTACCATCACTTTAGTTTTTATTTGTGTAATATTTTTCTAAATCTTCAATATAAGGAAGTGCTACACAACGACATTGTGGATGAAGTGGAATTAAAGGTTCTATTTCATCCAATGTAAATATCTTTTTTTCCATTGCAGAACATTTTGGACAAACCCTATCATCCCCTGCTGTTGCCCATTCAGCTTTCACGTACACATCCACCAATCCCCAATTCCGGTATTCCTGTATCATAGCCAAATGATGAGCTCGTATAATTTCTGTCCTTGCTAATATCAAAGCTCTTCTTTGTGCCGGGATAAACCTGCCTAAACGGTCTGTTATTCCTAATGTACCAAGACCTGTTCCATTTATGGCTGCTATCATTTTACGTGCCAATAATGCAGGTCCATCACCGTCAATCATTCCCTGTGTAAGAATCTGACTAATAACGTTTTCCATAGCAGACGTGATCCCCTGAAGCTCTGAAAAAACTCTTATAAATAACAAACCGGCCCTTTCCACGTGAAATGGTGTAGCAAACACAGCATCTACCCCCCCTGATTCATCAATAGAAGGTACTGTTATCCCTGCCCGATTTAATTCACTTCGAGCCCTCATAATACCTCTTTTGTAAGAATCAGCTATATAATAATCAGTCCAGGCACCATGTATAGCTGATCCTATCTGTTGAAATTGAGCTACCGTTAACAATCCTCTATCCACCTGACGACGTAACCACTCCATAAAAGCTTCCACTTTCTGTGGGTCTGACAGGAATGCAAATACTTTTGAACCAACCGGGGGAGTTAACTGGTACATTCCTACCTTTTTCTCCTTTAAACCAAAACAATCCCTGTTTACGACTGTTTCACGTATAACTTTCTTTAATTCCGTGAAACGTCGTTTAAAATCCGCCGAAAACGCATTACGTAACCCAGCTGTACGAGTTGGATCATGTCGGTAAGGTGTTACCTTTCTTTCACTCTTATTCAATATGTACTCTTGCGTTAGCATTCACTTCTTTTCTTACACGATTTAATTTTGGAGTGATTTTTCTCCGGTATGCTTTTTGAGCCGCTACCGCTACCCTGGTCATTGGTCGTCCTTCCGGTAATGCCGGAATATTAGGATCTGTCTCTTTTTCCAGTAACCCTCTTACTATTTCCATTATCTCGTCATCTTCATCGGTCATTTGTTTTTCTCTCATAGCATTAACTAACGTGATCTGCTCTTGAGTTAATCCAAGACATATTTCAAGGAAAGCATCCGGAGGAAGCACGGCTTGCGACATTGGGCTGTACGTGTATTCACGCAAAGCATTCGCACGAGCTTTTCCAATTTCAACACGGGCTTTTTCACTAATAGAAAACAAATCCTGCCATGCAACGGTAAAATCTTCACTGGGTTTAGGTAATACACCATAACTGATCAAGCGATCCACGGTTGGTCGTACAATACATGGTTCAGCAAAATCCTCTCTCCGTGCCTGTACAAAAGAAAGCCATTCGGTTGTATCTTGGGTACTAGCTAGTTCCCCCCGTTCACTTCCCATCAATACCCTTTGAGGAATCCCGGTTTCTGAAGAAATGGCTGCTATTTGAACATCAAAATGTTCTTTCGGACTTTCTATGCTTTGTTCTAAAGCTGTCACATCCACCCCTTCATTTACAAGAAAACGCCTTAAATTATGTTCATATTCATCAAGTTGAGAAAGTAATGCTTCCTTTGCTTTAGGAGTCATCGTGTAATCATCCTTAACATTTCCTTTAAAACCTGGACGAGCACTGCGCCAAAACATTTCCGCATCACCCCCCAATATTTTTTCCAAATCCATCAACCTATTAAATACAGGTTCCAGCCGGGGTGTTCCCAGTACTTCTGATTCTAAATTATCATCCACGATATGAATAACACGTGAATAATGTACATTTACAACATTAGATCGTTTACTAGCCGGATCAGTTACCTGTAAACCATAATACAATGGCATTCCATAACGGGGATCATTCGTTTTCTCCACGTACCGTACAATAGGGGCATTCCTTTCCGAAAAAGGTTTCATGTACATGAGTTTACGATTGCCTGCCCGTACAGGCCTGGCAAACTCTTGATTACTGGAAACATCATCCAACCCTAATAAAATTACCCCGTACCTTCCTATTCCAGTTAATCTATCTACACGACTAAAAACAGTTTTTATTCCAATACGCCTGTCTAAAGATCTCCATGTCTTTTCAAATTCCGTATCCTCCGGTTCATTAGATTCTATAAGATACAATGGCCCCTGCCATGTAACTTTAACTGGGCGGTCAATAATAGCTTTAGCAATCTCTTGTCGTCTGTACCTACCAAAGAAATCTTCAAATTTCAAATCTGTTTTATAACCTAAAGCAGTGTATATATTACGAAGCCCACCAAATTGAACGCCCAGTTTTGAAGCGAAAAGGGCACGATTGGTAAGTTCAGATAAAACCTGAATCATCGCAACATCTAACTTTTTATTTTCTGGCTCTTTTCCAATCGCACGTTTCCGTTCCATTTGTTTTGTGTTTTTTAAAATGATATTTGTACTCCTGAAAGCAGGTAAGGATGTTTATTAGTAATATCAATACCTCCTCCTAATCCAAACAATCCAAGTATTTTCAACGTTCCCGCTACACCAATCCCGGTCTTATTTTCAACGTCAGATGTATTAATCATCAAAAGTAAATCAAATCCATAATCCGGTGATAACTTATCATTAACAGTAGCATAATGCTGAATACCAATACCTACCCCGGCAGCAGTAAACGGGGATGATTGAAATTGTTTTTCATCTTTGTTAAAATCCCACTTAACAGCAGTTAACAAAGCAGCAGGTTGAAAATACCAATCAATAACTTTTCCACCAGTTCCTTTTACAAGTTCTGTGGCAGATGTACCTTTCGTAACTTTTCCAAAACGACTCCAGCTATTCTGGGCCATCAACCCCATTGACAGGGTGCATAACACAAAAATTGTGATTAATTTTTTCATTTTCATTTCCTCCTAACTAATTTTAATTGTTCATCACTCATATACTTACCCTTAACAGAAGGCAATTGTTTCCAAATCAACCTTCCAATCAAGTTCCAAATAAACGCCAGTACTGATCCTTCTTTTATCCAGTTTGTCTGACCAAACCAAGCCTCTAACAAACCGTAAACAATAAGGATTATAACCAGCAAATTACTCTTGAGGTATTCAAGAACGGTTCCTCCTGTAACAATATCCACCGGGATTACCCCGGTTGAATCAACAGGTTCCTGTGCCACGACAGCTATCGCTGTAACAAGTACTACCATCATAAACATAAATAATTTTTTCATTTTCATTCCGTGATTTTTATTACCCAAAAATCAAAACTTAATTTATCGTTCAAAATATATTTCCAAGGTACCAGACATCCCCCGTTAATTCCCCAACTTTTACCCCAACTGTTAAGTTCAAAACATCCTGCCGGTTCATAATCAAGAATACACTTGCAATGACCTCCCACTACATTTTCCCAACAACGTTTAGGTATCGGGACAATTCCTGTTTCTTTTACCTTGTCACTCAAAAAAGACTCATACAATATCTGTCCGTAAATTACTGCATAACCACTATGAATAGCATCCATTATAGCTTCTTTTGTTACCGGGTAAATACGGTAATATTCCAATATTTGATGATTTTCTGCCTCATGGTAGGCTTCCTGGGATGGTCGTTGAGCAAATTTTAAAGTTATATATGGCCAAGTATCTTCCCGACATACCCCATACTTATTTAACCCTTTAATTAAATCACGTATGGAAGCACCACTATCTTCATGTTTAAAATCTTCTGTCCGGGCATTATAATAAGCAAATAAACGGGAAGGTTCATACAACGGTTTTCCATTTGTCATTAATGCCTTAACAAATCCCGCAACCCCACCATGTCCAGTACATGATCCAATATCTCCCTGATCCCAACGAAAAGGAAAATGACGAAAGTTTTTTCTATTCGTTGTAAGCGGGTAAAAGATTTTTCTAAACTTTGGTACATAAACATGATCACGATAATCGTAAACATCACGTTTCAAACCAAAATTCTTTTCAGGAACAGGCTCACGATGTAAAATCCGTCTTTTAATAAACTCTTTCATAGCATGATTCCTTTCTCCGTGTCAAA